TAGATTTTCGAGAAAATCAATTGATTTATTAAAATCACTTGTAAATATTTCTAAATTTGTATTTATTTTTTCATTTTCATTATTATTTTCGTTGTTTTCATTATTATTTTCCCGCTTTTGAAAATCTTTTATTTTATTAATTAGTTGGCTTCGCAATTTGTTTGGTCTTATTAATGATGGTCGCGTAGGTTTTATTTTTTTTTTTATTGTTTTATTTTTGTTTTTACCTGTAGATAATAAATCTGGATTAAAAAGTATAGTTTTTTTAGATTGAGACATATATATATATATTTGAAAACTACACAAGGTTTTAAACTTGAAAAAAAGATATATTATAGTTTACTTATTTAATAAAATAATTAATCATAATAAAATAATTAACACAATAATTATATTTTATACTAAATAAGCTTTTGAAAAATATATACTAAAAATTATTATTGAAGTTAATAATAAAACAATAAACTTTAAAGCAAAATTGATATATAATTTAAAGAAAAATTGATATATAATTTAACTTAAATGACTGAAATAAAAATGGATAAATCTAATGATGAAATTGACTACAATAATTATAATAATGAACCTTGGAAAGTGATAGAATCATATTTTGAAGGGATTAATCTACAACAAGCAGTTAAACATCAGTTAGAATCTTACAATAATTTCGTTCAAGTTCAAATTCCTAAAACCATAGAAATGTTCAACCCATTAAATATAAAGTCAGAAAATGATTATGTAAAGGAGGCTGATAAGTATAGCCTTGAAACGTTTATTACTTTTAAAAATTTCTGTATTCAGCGCGCACAAATACACGAAAATAATGGTGCTACTAAATTAATGTTTCCACAAGAAGCTCGGCTACGCAACTTTACCTATTCTTCTAATATGAAAATAGATATAGTTATTAAATATATTGTTAGGACAGGGAAGGATTTGTCGTCTGAGCAAACCATATACAAAGAGATGAAAAACTTGTGTATAGGCAAGCTACCGATTATGTTAAAATCAAGCATTTGTATCTTAAATCAATATCAACATATACCGCACACTTTAAATGGAGAATGTTATATGGATCCAGGCGGTTATTTTATAATAAACGGTTCAGAAAAAACTTGCTTGGGACAAGAAAGAGCTGCTGAAAATCGTGTCCAGTGTTTTAATATAACTAAAAATAATAATAAATGGAGTTGGTTGGCGGAAATTAAATCAGTTCCAGATAATAAATGTATTTCGCCAAAACAAATATCATTATATATCGCGACAAAAAATAACGGATTTGGGTGTAGTATTTATTTACAAATCCCCAGGATTAAAATACCCATTCCACTATTTATTGTTTTTAGAGCACTTGGTGTCATCCAAGATAAGAAAATATGCGAATATATCATTTTAGACACAGAAAGCGAAGATGATAAAATAAAAAAATTATTGTTATCACTAAGAGCATCAATTGTAGATGCTAACGATTACTTAACCAAAGAAGATGCAATTACTTATATAACACAGCATGTTATGTATACGCCTGTAAATATGGATAAAGAAACGGGCCGAAGAAAAAAATTAGAATTTACAAACAGTATATTATCTGGTGATCTATTTCCACACTGTAAAACCGATGACCAACAAAAATATTTCCTTGGATACATGTGCAATCGTCTAATATCGTGTAGTTTAGGATTTATACCTCCCGATGATAGGGATTCGTATATTAATAAAAGAATCGATCTAACAGGAACATTGTTAAATAACTTGTTTCGTAATTATTTTAATAAGCTGGTTAAGGATATGACAAAACAAATATTGCGGGAAATAAATAATGGTTCGTGGAGAACAAAAGAAGATTATATTTCTATAATTAATCATACAAATATTTATAAAATTATAAAATCAACAACTATTGAAAATGGGTTAAAACGAGCATTGGCGACGGGTGATTTTGGTATTAAACACTCAAATAGCAATAAAGTTGGTGTAGCACAAGTCCTAAATAGGCTAACGTATATATCAAGCTTAAGTCATTTAAGGCGTATTAATACACCAATTGATAAAAGTGGAAAATTAATTCCTCCGAGAAAATTACATAACAGCACTTGGGGATTTATATGTCCAGCAGAAACTCCTGAGGGAGCATCAGTTGGTATAGTTAAAAATTTGAGTTATATGACAAATGTAACTATTCCAAGTGATAATTCATTATTATATGAATTTATTGAAGGTAAAATAAAAACTTTTAAAGATATTACAAAAAGTGAAATTGTTAATGGCGTTAAAGTCTTCATCAATGGAGCATGGCTTGGTATTACAGAAGATCCATTCGTTTTGTTCAATCAATTAAAAGAGATGAAATATAAAGGAATTATTAATATTTACTGCTCAATAATATTTAATATTTCTATGAAAGAAATACATGTAAATAATGATGCAGGAAGATTAATACGCCCTGTTTTAAAGGTAAAAGATAATAAGTTGATTTTAAATAAAACTCATGTTAATATGCTATCAAAAAAAAAATTAACCTGGAATGATTTACTAACTGATATGACTTGTAATAGTTCTATTATTGAGTATATTGATTCGTCAGAACAAAATTTTAGTATGGTGGCAATGACACCAAAAGATTTGATTACGAGTAAAAAAAATCATATTTTTAACTATACACACTGTGAAATACATCCAAGCACTATATTTGGAATTCTTGGTTCGTGTATTCCATATCCAGAACATAATCAATCTCCGAGAAACACATACCAGTGTGCTATGGGCAAGCAAGCAATGGGAATGTATGTAACTAATTATAATAGCCGCATGGACAAAACCGCTTACGTTCTATCTTATCCAATGCGACCATTGGTCGATACGCGTATTATGAACATGATGAATTTGAATAAAATACCTTCGGGTGAACAAATAATTGTTGCCATTATGACACATACCGGTTATAATCAGGAAGATTCTATTTTATTTAATAAAGCTTCTATTGACCGAGGTATGTTTTTAGCTACGATTTATCATACAGAAAAGGACGAAGATAGAAAAATAAATGGAGATGAAGAAATTAGATGTAAACCAGATCCTTCAAAAACAAAGGGTATTAAATTTGGTAATTATGAAAAGTTAAATAATAATGGTGTTGTTCCAGAGAATACACTAATCGAAAATAGAGATATTATTATAGCCAAGATTTTACCAATCAAAGAAGCGCGAAACAATCATACAAAAGTAATGAAATACGAAGATCAAAGTAGAATTTTTAGAACACATGAGGAATCATACGTCGATAAAAATTATATCGAGCGAAATGGAGATGGATATAATTTTTGTAAAGTTCGTGTAAGAACACTTAGAAAACCTGTTATTGGTGATAAGTTTAGCAGTCGCCACGGACAAAAGGGAACCATCGGTAATATAATTCCCGAATGTGATATGCCGTTCCTCGATAACGGTGTAAGGCCGGATATTATAATTAATCCACATGCGATTCCTTCGCGAATGACAATTGCACAATTAAAAGAAACTCTTCTTGGCAAGGCATTATTGGAGTTGGGACTATTTGGTGATGGTACCAGTTTTGGAAATCTCAAGATTACCGATATATGCAGCGAGCTAAGAAAATTGGGATATGAATCAAGCGGAAATGAACTAATGTATAATGGTTTGACTGGCGAACAAATGGAAACATCGATTTTTGTTGGACCAGTATTTTATCAAAGACTTAAGCACATGGTTTCAGATAAACAACATAGTCGCAGCAATGGTCCGATGGTAAATCTAACGAGACAGCCGGCCGAAGGAAGGTCTCGTGATGGCGGATTGAGATATGGCGAAATGGAAAGAGATTGTATGTGCTCTCACGGAGCATCGCGATTCAATAAAGAACGTTTGTATGATGCGTCAGACGCGTATAATGTAAACATTTGTAAAAAATGTGGATTAATCGCATCTTATAATGATAAACTACATATTCATTATTGTAGAGTTTGTAATAACCGCGTAAGTTTTGATAATGTAAAAATACCTTATGCTTGTAAATTAATGTTCCAAGAGTTGATTACAATGAACGTAGCACCAAGAATTATTACATAAAACATTATTAACATTTATTAAAACATTATTAACATTTATTAAAACATTATTAACATTTATTAAAACATTATTAACATTTATTAAAACATTTATTAAAACATTATTTTTTTTTCTATTTAATTATTATAATGACTTTAAATGAAAAAGGAGGTTTTAGATCAGTAAATAGAAAAATGGTTTTAAAATCATTTACTCAAGATTTAAAAGATAGTGGCAAATCAACTGTTAATGTTCGTGACAGTTCTGACAGAACAAGACTATTAAGACTAAAAGCGTTAGTTGAAAGAAAATCAAACGGAAAATTTGAAACTAAGTAAATAGAATGTAAAATTTTAAAATTATATTTTATATTATGTGTTGTAATATATAATGAATAAACTATTTATTGAATTTATTGGAACGCTATTTTTAGTATATATAATTTTAACAACTGGTAATTATTTAGCTATTGGTTCATCACTTGCTATAATAATTTTATTAGGTAATAAAATCTCTGGTGCACATTTCAATCCTGCTGTTACTTTAGCATTAGCAAGTATGGGGAAATTAAAAAAAAATGACGTAATACCTTATATCTTATCACAATTAGCAGGAGGATTAGCAGCAGTTAAATTATACACGCTAACGAAAAATTAAACTTTTTATATAATATATTATAATTATATTATATAATGGAAAACAATGATATCAACAAAAAAAAATCTTTTTTTGATACGGTAAGAACTGTTGCATCTAATACAATTGGAGAAGTAACATCTGTTTTAATAAATTCTGTTAAGCTCGCACCCAGTGCTTCAAGAGATTTTAAGGATGCGTTAATAAAAGATGTTACATTAGTTAAGAAAAGCATGGGAGAAAATATTTCACCATCAGAACAAGGTGGTGGAAAAAATAAAAAACGTAAAACTAATAAAAAACGCAAAACTAATAAAAAACGTAAAACTAATAAAAAACGTAAAACTAATAAAAAACGCAAAACTAATAAAAATTAATTGGATCTATATTTTATTTAAGTTTCAAACTCTTTTCATGTAATTTAAATAATATATATATGCCTAATAGTCCCAATGCGCTGTAATACATTTTTATTAAAGCATCATCTGGCATATCATTATTATCATTGCCGACGTTAAAATCAATAATTTGAAAACCTTCATTGCATTTACTTTTTGTAAGTGGATTCGTTTTTGATGGAAATGAGCAAGGCGATATACCACGAATATCAACATTCGTTACGTATGCACTTTCATTTTTTTTCCTATTATTATTATCAACAGTTTGCATGGTAATCATTTGACATTTCGGATTTGTGCCGCTCATAAATGATTGAAATATTTGCATAGGATTTATATTACTTACATTACCCAACATACCAGGGACCAACCCTCTAAATGCGGTCATTCTAACACCCATTCCTTGTGTGATAAATGGTATAGAACCATCGGGAACATTATTTACATAAACAGAACGTGTTTCAGATTTTCCCGTTTTAGTATCTTTACATTTAGCACCAGTTTCTAAAAAAAATTTATTTCCTAATGGTCCACGGGTTTTTGTTGCGTTGCCTGTTCCGGTTACTAAAACTTCGGTATATCCTTTAAGACCTTTAATATTATTAGCAATAGTGCTTAAACTGCCGCTACTCCCCATACCCAATTCCTGCGGACTTTTAATTTGTTTTGCATAATCATAATCTGGTCCCAATAAATCCTCTTGTAATTTATCTGCGTCATTCAATGCTTTTTCAAAAAAATTAGACATATATAAATTATAATATATAATATAGTAATAAAAAATACAAAATAATATTAGCTAAAGTATTGGTTTTGGCAATGGTTCTTTAATAACAAGATTTTCGTCGGATGATATTTCGTTGCTTTCTGATTTGCTTTTCTTTTGCGTATCTTTAATCATTTTTTCCCAATATTTTATTTTATTCAATATAATGTTTAATGGATTTGTATTTAAAATAACTTTATTTTTAATAGCAGTTATTTGTTTAGAATTATTGTTTAATAGTAATTTAGTGTATTGATCGTCTTTTTTTGAACACGTTAAACCTTCTTTATTTTTAGATAATAATGATAATATTATTGTTGTTAAAAAATATAATATTGTTATATTTACTATAATCATTTTATATATTATTATTATTATTATTACTATTACTATTAATTATTACTATTAATAATATATAAAATATTTTTTTTAATTTTATTATTCTTCTTCTTGTTCTTGTTGTTCTTCGCGCATTTGTTTCATTTCATCGCGGGCTTTCATTGCCTCACCGCATTTTTTATTTAAACTTGTAATATCTTTATTTATTTTATCTATATTCCAACTGTTAACTTTTTTGCTCAGACTTATTATGTCAGCACTATTTAATTTTGCCTGAGTTAATGGGTCTAAACTCTCCATTCCTTCTAATGAATTAAATTTGATTTTAGAAATATTAGATATAATTGATGCTAAAATTATTATTATATAAAAGCATATCATTAATTTTACTAAAAACATTATATTTATAATATAAGTTTTTATTTTCTTTTAAGAGTATATAAATGTCAAAATTATCATGGAAAGGGAAATCAACTAATATAGTGGTTCCTGTATTAACAGCACCATCTTTAATTCCTGCAGATACACCGTTCAAAGCTCGTCCAATAAGACACTATCGTAAAAGTTTAAGTAGTGGTGGAAGTGGAAAATTAAGAAGTATGCCTATGGATCTCCCCGGAGGCGTTACCCATACAAATAGTAGCAATTGTCCAGATATAAATGGTGGTGATGTATATGTAATAAAAGAAAATATTGATCATGTTATTAATTGTAATGATACTTGCAAACCAATAAGATCTGGTGTTCAAGATAATATGACGGACAATAAAGGAAAAGTAGTTAAATATGGTGATGCTCGTTCTTATATGCGCGCAAGAACTATGACTTATGAACAAAATACTAAATCAAATACACCAACTACAACGAGATTTAATGTTACTGTTGGAACTAAGGCAGGGCCCTACTCTGGTAGTGAGAAGGAATATCTTATAGATGGTGGTCCACGACCGGATTTAGAATTAATAGAAGGTAATACGTATATTTTTTTGAATACTGAGAACAAAGATCACCCATTTAAATTTTCTACAAAAGAATACATTTATAATCAATCTGATAATACTCATAATTATAATGAACAAATAAACAATCTAAATCTATATAGTAATGGGGTAACTGTTACTACTGAAGGCGTCACTTTACAAACAAAATTTGTCGTTCCTTATGGAGCACCAAAACAACTTTATTATGTATGTGGGGAACACCCCAATATGGGTGCAAGTATAACTATAAAAAAATGTGAAAAGAGAATCTTTCACAAACCTAATAATAGTAGTGGTATTGGTGATGGTTTTCAAACACAGGGTGCCGTATCAAGCGGAGACAGATTATTAAGATTAAAATTAAACACTATTCAAAGTAATTCGGTTTATCGTGGTGATTTAGAAAGATAT